TACTCCACGAAATAGTTGTCGTCCCATTGCTTGACTCGCAATGCACTTGGGACAAGGGTATCAGCCATGACTAACTCCTAGCGTTTCGTAAAATCTGATTGAGTGGTTTGGGGCCTTGGTAGACCTCAACCTGAGGGGGTGATGCATCGGAGTTGAGCGAGGCTGGGACCGCCGGAGTGGCAGTCTTGTATTTCGCCTCCAACTCCGCGCGCAGTCGGGTTTCGATATCCTTTTCGAGCTTGGAACGATAAGCGGCGAAATCACCGTTCACGTCCTTCAGCTCCCGAATGCGCAGACCTTCGCGGTAGACAAATTCGGCAGGATTTCGCTCCTGTCGGATCTGTGCCCAAAGCGCTGGATTCGTGTTCGCCGCCTCGACGAAGACCTCGCGTACGTCATCGAAATCAGTGTGTTTCTGACGGGCAATTTCTTCCGTCAGGTTGCACCGCTCGACAAACAACTCTTCGCGGATCTGCTCCTGCGTGCTTTTCAACGCGCCCGGCAAGTCTGACCACGGGTCGACAGGCGTCTTTGGCGTCTGGAGTTCACGCAGCTTCGCCTCGAGGGCTTGGCGCTTCTCGCGCTCTTCCCGCATCGCTCGCTTGTAGGCGGCTGTCTCGGCAGACTCGACCGGTTGCACCGGCGCTGTGGGAGCAGCGACGGGGGCAACAGGCGGAGTTTCAACAGCAGGCGGTTCTTTGACCGGGACAACCGGCTCGGGATTTTCCGCCTTGGGTTGAACAGGCTCGGCGGGTGCGCTTTCTACCTTTTCAGGCTCGGCCGGCGTCGCCGAAAGGAACCGCCCTTTTTCATCGCGCGCACGGTCACCGACCAGCTCTTCAATAGCAGCCATACAATCCTCGTCTCGTGAGATTTACGAAAACAGCCGTGACGTCGCTGGCACGTGCAGGGATCACGGACCCTACAAACCGATTCGCCCGTTATGGAGCCGGCGGCGCTCAAAACTCCTAGAGGAACGCGACTAACACTTTGTGTTGTCGTACGTGCGGCCGCGCAAATGATCCATCGATGCGCCACTGGAATAGCCCTTGGAGGGTTTTGCCGACTCTGTCTTGCCTGAGCGTGGCGCCTTAGCCGGCTTTGGGGCAGGAGCCTACGGTTTACTGGCCATCAATCCTCCAACATGGTCAAAATCATGGTGAATGCTTCCTCGTCATCGTCTTCTTGCAGCTTGTGCAGGAGAGCGGCGATCTCGCGATCGACCTTGGCGCGGAATGCCTCGATGGACGTGCCCGAGAGTTCAGCGAGCGTGCGGAAGTCGTATTTCTCAGGCTCGGGGATTGCGTCAGGGACGGAAACAACCGAGACGGGCGCCTCGGGCCGACCGATTTCTTCGAGCTGCCACTTTCTCTTACGATTGCGTCGAAAGGCGCTGTCCGAAATGGCCTGCTGCGGCACACTCGGTATAACTGGGATTGCTGGAGCCGGCGCATGGAACGGCGACGGTCCGGGACCACCCCAGACCGCAAGCGACGTGGCCATTAGCCGATCGTCGCGCCTGTGATCCTACCGGTGCTATCGCGCTCTACGGCGACCTTGCGCGGCTTAGCAGGATTCTCCTGTCCTTCAGGCTGAGTGGGAGCCAGCGCCTTCTGTCGCTCCTGATGGAGTTGCTGGGCATGCTGTAAGCCTAAGTCAGCGACCTGCTTCTTGTGCTCAGACTGTTGCGTCTCGAGCTTCGTGGTGAGCGCAGTAATTGTCGCTTCCTTGCTAGCGCCATCCACAATGGCATTGGCTGCGTCCTGCGTGGCTTGCAGCTTCTGTGCGGCCAGCAGTTGGAGCGCCTTGAGTTCGATCTCCTTGGCGTTCAGCATTTCCATCTGTGCCTCCAACTCCTGCTGGCGCGCGCCGAACTGTGCTTCAAAAGCCGCTTGCTTGGCCTGCAGTTTGTCCATGGCCGCGGTGACTTGGACCTGAGCGAGCTTGGATTCGGCCATCTGCTGCTTTAGCTCTTGCTCCTGCTGCATCTGTTCCTGAGCTTTCTGCTGCTGGGCCTGAGTGATCTGCTGAATCTGCTGCTCCTTTTGCTGGAGCATTTGCTGCACCTGCGGTGGAATCTCGGTCCCATCCGGCAGCTTGCCACTCATCGCATCCAGCACCTGCTGCTTGTTGCGCAGGTTTGAGGCCTGAATGATCGCCTGCGGCGGTATCGGGACTCCTCCTTTGGCAAGGTCGACGAGCTGCTGGAACTGCTCCTGCTGGACCGTTACCACATCGGGTGACTCGTCAATGATGATATCGACGTCCATCTCAGCGACCGAATTCATCGGAGCGCCCGGCTGGGCCATGCCCTTCTGAACGTGCGGATGGTTGGGCGGGTAGCTCGAATTGATGGCGAGGAAGCGCGAGTTCTCATCGTCCGTGATGCGCACCCACATCTCACCGGTCCAGAACTGCTTAATGCGCGACCATGTGGCCGTCATCACGCGCTTCTGCCAGTAGCGCAGGGAGTCGGTCAGGATTCCCAGCTGAATCGCACCGCCCTGCTGGTCAACCTGCTTGGCACGACCTGAGATATCGCCGGTATTACCAAGGAGCGCCTCATTCGGGCCCGTGCCGGAGAGCGCGACAATCGCCTCCTGCAACAGCTTGAACTGCCCTTCCGCGAGATCGGCATTCTCTCGAATATCGAGCTTCATTCCTGGCGTGTATTCGAGGAATCCATCCGGTCGGGCGAGCTCCCTGCGCGCTGACTCTACATCCTCGACTGCTCCACGCTCTGCGGTCGCCTGATTGACGGACAGCAGATGGAGCGACTTGGACCTGCGCTTGTTGATCTCGTCCTGTAGGTCTTTGTAGCGCTTTACAACCCCATAGCGGTTGCCGTTACGGTCGACGTAGAGCGACTGGAGAATCAGCGGGCATTCGGGATTCCCCGTCTCAGCATCGACATATACGCTCGGCGTCGGGCCTTCAATGATCCCAACACGGGAGAATACTACTCGGTTCCACGTGGAGCCTTCCTTGTAGTAGTGCTCCAAGATCTGGACGCGCTTTCTACCGCGGTCGAACCAACGCGGGCGGTCATCGTAGGTCTCGGACGGTTGCGTGAAACTCTGACTTGTAAAGAGATCGAACGCACCACCAATCTTTGGATAGGTGGCCTTCGCCTCGTCCAAGTCCATCCATTTGACGATGCCCTGGTAACGCGAATCGCTGAAATCCGGCAGTAGAGAGTGACCGTCGTAATACAGCCGATCCCAGCGGATGTAGCGAATGATGACTTTCTTGTTGCCGCTCTTACCGTAGGTCTGATCGTTATCGACGATAACCTCTGTCCCGCCGAATCCCTCGACGGTCATGTTCTCGAAGACCTTGGACTTGGTCTGCGGAAAGTGATTGCAGTCGGCTACGTAGCGTAAGGCGTCTGTGGCGGCATCCGCGCCAGGATCATCCTGCGGGGTACGCGGGAAGGCCTTGGGATCCGTGCGCGTCTGGCGCTCGAGACCCAGCAGATACTCGATCTTGTCCTTGATGCGGTTGTCGGTGATCGCCGGCTGGCCACGCTTCTCGAGCGTTGCAAGCTCACTATCCGACCACTGCATGCCATCGTAGTAGTCGCGGTGGATCTGAGCTTGCTTACGAGCGTTCAGCGTCGTGTCGGCAGACTGATTGAACTGGTAGACGAAGCGCGCAAGCTGCTGATCGCCTTCAATGGGATCGCCATCGCCAACCGCATCAGCACCGACCATCGGATTGCTGGCGTCGAGCTTCTTGGCTTTCTTGGCCTTAGCCATGGTTTATGCGCATACCAAAAGTCTCAGCCCGGTGATTTCGGACACTCATGCATAAAACGGCTCACGCTGTTCGCCACGCGCGAGTCTCGGGTTCGTCAAACAGCCGTGAGTAAGAGTCTTTGGGCTGCATCTCAGGTGCGCCCTGCTTAACAACCGCTGGATGGGCCTGGTCGATCGCGCGCCCCATCAGGCTTGCCATGTCTACGGCGTCATCGTATTTGCCAGCGGGAAAGTGAAGTAACTGCTGCAACAGTCGATGCCCGTACTCGGTATCAGGCAGATGGACCTTCCCCATGCTCGCCATTGCCTGGAGCGGTCGGGCCATCGTGGCCTTGTCAGCTGAGGTCGGGAGCCATTCGAGCCGACAGGCCTTCTTGCGCTCGCGCATGCGGCGAATTAGGAAGGGCTCAATGGAGCGCCTGATCGGGCCGCCTTCACCGAAGAAGCAGAACGGCTGGTGACGCTCGAACTGGTCAATCAGTGTGTCAATCCACTTGTCCGCGCTCGTCTGACCGCACCAGCCTTCTAAGGCGAGGTAGAGATCACCACTTGGCGCATATCCGTGCGTGCCGATATCCGTGAAGTCGCCCCCATCCTCCGTGACCGCAAAGTCGCCCGTGCTGTACTTGTGAAGCTGCCGCGGCGGCGTCGTATAGAACTTGAACCACTCGCGCTTGAAGAACGTGCCCTCATCGGGCATGGGGTTCTGTTGGTAGAGCGCGCTCCAATGTAACGGAGCGGTATTAGCGCGGATGCGCTCGAGCGCCGGTAAGTCATAGCGCTCCGGCCATAACGCCTGTCCTTCCGATATCGCAGGGAGTAGGACGATCTCCCATTTGTCGCCGCCGGCCTTCTGGCGCTCTATAAGCCGACCAGCAAGGTCATCCTCGTGCATACGATGCTGGATTAGAACGATCGCACCCTTGGGCCTAACGCGGTTATAGGCGGTACCCACATACCATTCCCACACGCGCTCACGAGCATTCTCGCTCTGTGCGTCCTGCATCGTCGCGAAGGGATCATCGATGATGAGACGGGTTGCACCACGTCCCATCAATGCGCCTCCAATACCGACTGCGTAATAGCTACCGCCTTCCTGTGTCTTCCAGCGTCCAGCAGCCTGGGAATCTTCCGCAAGCGTTGTGTTGAACAGGACGCGGTACTCAGGGGTCGCAAGCAGGTTGCGTACATCTCGGCCAAACTCTTCCGCCAATGTCCCAGTGGCACTGGCAGAGATGATGTCGTGTCGCGGATCGTGGCCGAGCGAATACGCTGGATAGCGGCGGCTGGCTATATGACTCTTCCCGTGCTGCGGAGGCAGCAACAGCATCAGCCGGTCAATCTCGCCACGCTCTACGCGGTCGAACTGCTCGCAGATCGCCTTGTGAAGCCGCGAGGCCTTCCAGCGATCCGATGTGAACTCAGTGAATGCCTGAAGGGTCCGGCGCGCTTGGCGGCGATTCAGAAGCTCCTGCAGCATCTCGAGCTCGCTCAAGTCGCTCAATAAGCTGGGCGTCGCTAAGTTCGCGGACATGGGTAATCTCGCCAGTGAAATCGATTGACTGAGAAGGCTTGCCGTCTAACCGGTTGCCGATCTCCTCAATCGCCCAGTACGCGCCGTCCAAAGCTTCCTTGACCACTAATTTGGCAATGCGATCGAGTGCTTGGCCAGCAGCGATCTTTTGCTCTGGATCGGTGTATTGCTTCAGCGCTTTGTCTAGCGCTTCGAGCCAGCGCTTACCCTTCTGAGCGTTCTTATTTCCAGCCGGTGCGCCTGCCATATTGACTCAATGGTGAAACGATTGATTTAACTAACTCAAGTCTAAGGCTGGGCATCCAGCCAATCCGCGAGGCTACGTAATGACTGGGCAACCTCAGCCGGTGACGATGATTGAGTCAGCGAGATGGCTTTGCGATTCTGTCCTACCCAGACACCTAGACCTTGCTGGGTTCCACAGTCGAATTCCACTGTCTTGAACTTGACCTTGAAGTCGGGATCAATCATTGGAGGCCACTCAGATTCCGAATACGGTAGGTCACATCCTCTGTGAGCTGATTGTCCGTACCGTAATCGCTTTGGATGGTCAGCACGCGGGTCTCGTAGTCGTTGCGATCATTCAAGATCGCGTTTGCGCTGCTGGGGATCAGGATCTCGATACGTGAGTCAGGCGTGGATACGGTCTGCCAGTCAAGAATGACGGTCGTAATATCGTCGGTCTTGTCGTCCAGTCGATAGCGGATAGTCGCCGGCACGAAGGGCTGGTAATCCTCATCCTTGAAGGAGAACGCGAACTTCTGCCGCGACTGTTCGGCGATCGTAAGCATTTAGGCAGCCTTCACTGCGTAGGAACATTGGCGACAGCGGACCCGAGTCGATCGACCATTGCGCGTCACCATGGAGTTCTCAGGTGTCATCTCGTGACCATGCTTGCAATGAGTCCTAGGAGGCCTTGGCGGTTTTGAAACGATAGGCGCCTTTTCCTTACGCAGCGTCGAATACATCGGAGCGTCTAGCGGGATACCGTGCTTACGACGGTAAGCTTCCATTGCCTTTTTCGCGTTACAGGTTTTGCATCGCCGCTTGGCATAGCCACGCTCCATAACGATCTGAATATTGTCAGCAGTGAGAAGGTGTCCGCGAGTGCACTTTTCATCGTAGAAAGCCACTCGACGACGCTTCTCAACGCAATCCCGCATGTTGTCCCCGTTCGTCCCTAGAAAGAGATGCTCAGGATTGACACAAAGCGGGTTATCGCAACGGTGACAGACCAGTAGACCTTCACCGATAGGGCCTACGAACTCCTGATAAGAGATTCGATGGGCTCCGTAAGCCTTGCTCTTGATCTCAATGCGCGGACGTCCGGTTCTTTGGAACACGGTACGCGTCCAATTCCAGCAACCTGTCTTTTCGTCTTTTTGAATCGACTGAAGGATTCGCTCTTTAGTTGGAGGAACAACATACGGCATAGAAACTCCCTTGCTTGTATAGCTAGAGAGTATCATTGCCTTATTCAACCTTCAAGCTGCAGTAAATGTCAATGTAACACTAAGTTGCCAGGCCTGTGAACTTGTCTTAGTCCCAAGCGACTCGACTTTTCGCTGCCACATTACTCCCGCGGCCGCGGCATTGAACGTCCCCCATTCCTGCCAGGCGAAATTGGCCTGCGAAGTCGAGAACGTGGCCCGATAGGTCACGCCGGCTCCTGAGCGGATGGGATAGGTGGCATCCATGCCTTGGCGGACTTTGTTCGTGGACGCCTGCAGATCGGTCTGAGCGGCCGAAAAGGCGGTCGTGGAGTCGCCGACACCGAGATATGCATTCGACGCGTTTAGATAGGTCGGGGTGTCATTGATCGCACATTTCGCAATCTCGGTGGCGGCAGCAGTCGTGAGACCCATTACTTTCTCCAAGTCTGAGTGGGACAGTCCTTACCGCCCACGATCAATTCCACGCATTGAGGGTTGAGCAAATCTCGACACAGCGCTTCGTATTCACTGATACCGACAGGCTTTAGGACGGGATCACCGTCGAACTTCGCCAAATAGAAAAAGGCCGGCTCGCATGCGATCACCGGAGC